GGATAGAGAATACATTCGTAGAAACTCCAGCTTAGCTGGAGCCGAAATATTATCGTGCGCGCGTGAAGCAGGTGTCCTGAAGCACGCAAATTCCCACTGCTCCCTAACGAATAGGGGGTGCTATGAGCTAAGCTCGAGCAAAGGTGGAAAGAAGAAAGCCATTATTCCTGGTTTCCATAAATGGCTGACGACCTCTCCTGACGAAGATCAGGTTTGGTTGCTACCTACTGGAGGACGTTTCGTCGTCCGTAGTGATGCTCCAAGATGGAGAGCGGAGATCCCATTTGTCAACGAACTACCTGAGGCAGAAATCGGGACGGAGATCGAACACTCTGGATGGATTCATCCAGAACTGGTCGGAATGGAAGAGAATCGCTTAGCGATTCTCCTACATACGTATTGCTACGTGACCCTCTTTGAAGAGGGCTATATAACCCAAGCCGGAAGGCCTACGGGCAAAATGTTTTCCGCTTCGGCGGTCGCATTGGGGGAACCTGGAGGTAAAGCCAGGATACCCACTAAGTCTCAAGCGTGTCTTACGACGTACTTGCAGCCTTACGCGCATGTTATGCGCGCTATATTGGAAACAGATCCAACTCTGGACTCCGGACTAAGTGCGGGAAACCAGGCGTGGGAATTTGTAAAAGATTTACAAAATTCCTTTCCAGAGGAGCGGGGCTCCGACCTCTACGAGGGAATCCTTTTAGGAGATCTTGAAAGATCGACTGACTTCATAGAATATGAAGCGGGTACCTTGCACATGGAATCCTTTTGGGAACCATGGCGTGACGTGAGTAGTTACTTTCGTTATGCCCACGAACTTATCTTGCAGCCTTTCGTCCTCGAGACGGATGGCGTACAAGATATTTCTTCTCGGGGGGCCCTTATGGGCCTTCCCGGAACGAAAATCATTCTGCATACGATTAGCAAAGCTATCGATGTAGCAGCATCTGGGCGCACAGCGCCTCTAGATCCCTTTAGTCTTCGTCGACACACCTGGAGGTGTGCAGGCGATGACATTATACGATTAGGCTCTCTAAGAGAGCTCCGAAAGTACAAGCCAAGTGCTTTCCGATATAGGGTTAAACCCTCGGAAGACAAGTGGGGTGTATACTCCAAAGGTGGGAAGTATTGCGAACGTGCAGTCCTCTTGGAGGGCAAGTTCACTACTAGGAATATTTCCGACAGCTTCTACCAGGACATAGTCCCGATGAGGCTGCTGTCCCCTGAAACGAAAACTCGTACAGGTGACGACGACACCAATCCGATATTCGGAAAGGGTCACGCGTTCGCCCGGGAGATGGAGTGGTACTCCGGTCCCGAAGCGAAAAAGGCAAAAGCCTTAGATATTTTCCTCGAAAACATGAGGGAATATGGAGACCTGAGAGGAATTGCATTCCTACCCAGGCATCTTGGCGGTTTAGGCCTAAGCCTAAGGACAGA